TTGATAAGTTTGGATTCACTTGTTCAGAGGCAAACCTTGACACACTTCCTGAGGATGCCCCTGCAGGAGCGAAAGCTCTAGCCCAGTGGCAGACCCTTGATGGTAGACGTTCATCACTGGTGGAGTGGATAGGTCAAGTCTCTGAGGATTCTCGTATTCATGGCAACATAAACAGTATTGGGGCTTGGACTGGACGCTGCTCTCACTCAGACCCTAATACCGCTAACATATCTTCACCCTTCCACGGTGATGCAAAGACACCTGTAGAAGAGGTAAAGAAACAATATGATGAACATCTACGTGCTTGTTGGACTGTTCCTTCTGGTTCTTGGTTGGTTGGCACTGATGCTGATGGTATTCAGCTACGAGTCTTAGCCGATTACCTCTGGAGAATGTACGGTGAAGAACAGTATGCTCTCGCTATTATGAACGGAAAGAAAGAGGATGAGACAGACATCCACAACGTGAATAAGAATGCTCTTGATGTACCTAATGGTACAAGAGATATGGCAAAGACTTTTATTTATGCTTGGCTTCTAGGTGCAGGTGTGGCTAAGACTGCACAGATCCTCAAGGTCAACATGAAAGAAGCACAGGATGCACGTACTCGTTTTGAGATGAGTATTGGTGGATTATATGATCTGAAGAATAAGTATATCAAACAAGTAGGTGAGAACGGTTGGTTCAAAGGGTACGATGGTAGGAAAGTAAAAGTTCCTAGCACCCACAAAGCTTTGGCTGGTATACTACAGAATGGTGAAGCTTGCCTCATGAAGCACACCCTCCTACGTTGGCATGACGTAGCACGTAAGGAAGGGATCAACTTCAAGATGGTAGGTTTTATTCATGACGAATATCAAGTGGAGGTTATAGGAACTAAAGAAGAAGCAGAAAGACTAGGTCAGATTCAAGCACAGTGTATGCTTGAGACTGGTAAAGAATTAGGATTCAAGATACCTACACCAGGTTCATATGATGTAGGAAAAAATTGGGCAGAAACCCATTGACATCTTGGATCATAACAACTAGATACTATTTATAGTGAAAAAAGGAGGGCAAGATGCCATCAACACAACACGATGTAAAAGGTAAACTAATGTGGGCTAAAGTGTTCGAGTCTAATCGTGACCGTGCAGACTTCCACAGCGAGACAGACGGTGCTTACAAAGTAACAGTCACTACTGATGAAGCTACCAAGAAAGACCTACTCAAAGCAGGTTTCGGTAGAAAGATTACAGAGGTGGATGACGGTTGGCAATTCACGATTGATCGCCCACACAAAGGAAGATACGACTGGCAAGGTGGTGCTCCTGTGGTTGCTGACGTAACTGGCAAGGCTTGGAGCCTAGACGAAAAAGGTTTCATTGGCAACGGCAGTGAAGGTATCGTCAAGATTGAAATTTACGAGAACAAAAACAGTGCTCGTAAAGGTGCACGTCTACTAGGACTTCAAGTTCTAGAGCATGTGGTCTATGAATCAGAAGGTGGTTCCTCCCAACCACGTTCAATGTTTACAGACCATTCCAAGAGTTCTGGTGGTTCCTCGTCTTCCACCTCCTCCCAAGAACCTCAGGACTCAATTCCCTTCTAGGTAACCCTGTTCCTTCCCTAGAAGCAACGCCCTCACCCTTTCCTTTCGGGGGTGGGGGCGTATATACATAAGGATATACAATGCCAAAGATAGACACACTCATCAAAGATATGGAAGACACAATACTTGGTCTCAATGGTTGGGATCATTTGATTAGCCTGAAGATGGGTGATCGTATTGGTAAAGCAGCTACTTCAAGATTCAGAGCACCACAGAAACCAAGAGGTTACCTGTCGTTCTCTTCTATTGGTAGCCCATGTAAAAGAAAACTATGGTATAAGATTAACGAGACTGCGACAGCAAAGCCTCTTGCTCCATCGGATTTGCTGAAGTTCTTTTATGGTGACATGATAGAAGAGTTGGTCCTCGCTATTGTTGAGGCTTCTGGTCACACAGTAACAGGACAGCAGGATCGTATGCGTATTAATGACTTAGCTGGTCACAGAGATGCAGTCATTGATGGCATGACAGTGGATGTTAAATCCGCATCACCTTACTCATTCAAGAAGTTTGCTGAAGGTAACCTTAGGGAAGAAGATCCTTTCGGGTACATCAGTCAGTTAAGTTCTTATGTGTACGCAGCTAAGGATGACCCACTGGTAACTAACAAAACACATGGGGCTTTCCTTGTTGTTGATAAAGTCAATGGTTCACTTTGTCTTGATGTCTACGACTTTACTCCTGAGCTAGAGCAAAAGGAAAAAGAGATAGAGCAGGTTAAAGAAATGGTAGCAGGTGATATACCTGATCGTGGCTTTGATCCTGTGCCTCAGTCAAAGACTAGTCCCAATACAAAGCTACATCCTTCCTGTGGATTCTGTGAGTTCAACAAGAAGTGTTGGCCTGAAGCCAGAAGATTTGTTTACGGTAACGGTGACGTTCTTCTTGTTGATGTTGTTAAGAAGCCTAATGTTCCAGAGGATCTTACCTACAATGAGCAAGAAGTATAGAGCAGCAGCACTCAAGGCAGGGTATCGTTCAGGTTTTGAAGATGATGTAGCAAAAGAGTTACGGTCTAAAGGAATTAAGTTTACCTACGAAAAAGAAAAGATTAAGTGGGTTGACTTAAAAGTAAGAACGTATACACCTGACTTCGTTCTAGGTAATGGTATTATAATCGAAACCAAGGGACGATTCGTTTCAAATGATAGACGCAAACACCGTGAAATCCAGAAGCAGTTTCCTGATCTGGACATAAGATTTGTTTTTCAAAACAGTAGAGCAAAACTATATAAGGGTGCCAAGTCATCTTATGGTGACTGGTGCAAGAAGTACGGATTTAAGTACGCAGATAAATCAATTCCTGATGATTGGTTGAACGAATAATTGTTGACGTAATTATATTTGTTTATATAACTTGGAGGTTCCTGTGTTGTTTGAGGTGACGATACTTGTAGACTTAGATCCTGATGCAAACTTTATTGCTTCAGATAGTTTAGAGAAGAGTCTTGAAGATATTCTTCAGGATACTATCTATGACTTAGATGATTTAGAACTTGTTGAAATAGAGGTGAAAGAAAAATGATAAGTGGGGATGACCTAGATAAGTTTGGTTACTTTGATAACTTTGATAGTGACGAAGTATACTGGACAGATCTTTATTCTAAATGGGTGGAGAAAAAGATTTTAACAAAAGGGCAGGACAGGTTAGTTGAGAATACACTTGGTCTTGTTGGCGAAGCAGGGGAGGTTGCAGAAAAAATAAAGAAACTTATTCGTGATAGTAATCGCTTCAAGAATGAAGAGATCATGAAAGAACTGGGGGATGTTGTTTTTTATGCTACAGCTTTAGCAAACATCTACGGTAAAGGATTACAGGAAGTGCTTGAACTAAACATTGCCAAGCTAGATGACAGACAGAAACGTGGAAAATTAAAAGGATCAGGAGACAACAGATGAAAGATGTTCACGAAGAAGTATACGGCCCAACACTATCAATCTCAGAAGAAATCCATGCTATGAAATATCGTAGCAAGGGTGAAACATTCCGTGAGGCAATGACTCGTGTTGCTGAAGCACTGAAGGATAATGAATCACACTTCAATAACTTTCGTAACATCTTATATAACCAACGCTTCTTACCTGCAGGACGTGTACAGTCTGCAATGGGTGCACCAAGACGTGTAACACCTTACAACTGCTTTGTGTCTATGACTATTGAGGATAGTATGGATGGTATTATGGAAGCAGCAAGACGTGCAGCAGAGACTATGCGTCTAGGTGGTGGTATTGGCTATGACTTTAGTACACTGCGTCCTCGTGGCACCTTGATTAAATCATTAGACAGTAAGTCATCTGGTCCTCTATCTTTCATGGGTATCTTTGATGCTGTCTGTCGTACCATTGCATCAGCAGGTCACAGACGTGGAGCACAAATGGGTGTACTACGTGTTGATCATCCTGACATTGAAGAGTTTATCACAGCAAAGAACAACAGTGACACACTGACACA